GAAGCCCCGTAAGCATTCATGGCAGACGTCAGCATGTCTGCAATAACGGCCGTCTCTCCTAACCCGGCAGTGGATGCCTTGGCAGCAATTTCCACCACCCTCATAGATTCGGCAGAAGAGATACCAGAGGATGTCACAAAATACAAGGCATCCGCCAGCTCTTTAGGGCCTTTTGAAGCAACCGGGCCAAGGGAAAGAATTTCCTGCTTCCACCGAGCCACCTCCTCCTCACTTTTGCCCACCATCCCAATAATCTTGGATAAGGCATCCTCAAAGTCCATAGCCAATTTTGCAGCACCAGCCCCGGCTGCGGCCATAGGCAAGGATATATACAAAGACATATCCCTACCCATGGACTGCATGGCCTTTCCGGTCTGTTTCAGCCTTTCATTCATTTGGGCAGCCCGTCTTTCTGCTGCCGTTGCAAACTGATTGAACTCAACAGACCCTCTGGATAATCCGGAGGTGTCAACCACCAAAGACGCAACCAATTCCCCAATGTTCATTTCCTTTCAGGCTTAGAATTGTTGTTTGGTTTCGTTCTTGTTCTTTTCTTCTGAGATGCTGCCAATGCCATTAAAACATCCTTCATTTCTTCTACACTCTGAACCTGTGTGCCAGTATCCTTTTCACCCCACCTTGGCATAAAATCTTGATATGTGGTGAACTCAGGCCTAACACCCCTTTTCGAAAAGATTGCCAGTGCAAGGGTCTGCACAGTTGATTGAATTGCTGCTGACTCATAATCCTGTCGGAACCCTCCAATCGGGTCAATCTTATCGTATGCAGCCCACTCCTCTATCTGCTCGGCAGTCAACACATCCAGCAGATGGTCTGGGTGGGGAAACTTTAGTTCCCGGCACAGTCTGAAGAGGAAGCATCGCCCTGGCCGGATTCTAAGTTTTTTACCAGGCCCTCCTTATCCTCTTCGGACATCCGATTCACTTTCTGCGCCGCATCGGCAATGGCGGCCAACCTTGCGGCACTCATATTGGCTGATAATACAGTATAGTCTGTGGGTTTCAGCAGCAATTCCCCAGCCTCATCACATAAGGTAACCACTGCCAACTTGGCTCGAAAATCCGCCAATGCCTGGTCATATGCAACGATATTACCCTTCACATCCCTGCGGGCTTGCACCATGGACTGTTCAAAGGTGTCCCTTTCCCGTCCTGTCATTTGCCGGACAAACACATGAGAGCCTTTTCCAAGGTCAACCTTTACAATCTCCAGCACCTCCTTAGCAAGCAGGCTGGCCCGGTCTAACAGCACCGAGGTTTTTGTTTCTTGTATGTTCATTTCTTTTTTGATTAAAAATGGTTTGATTCAAAAAAACATAAAAATTCCCTGATTAGGAATTGGTCGATTAAGTGGATGAGCCGCTTCCGCTGTTCACCACCACTTCTCCGCTGACCTTGATCGTGACTTCGACGGAAATTTTGTCGTCCATCTGCACAGTCAAAGGCAGCTCAGTCACTAAACCAGCAAACTCAAAGCTGGTTTCTTCAACATCGGGCAATACGATTTCATAATTCTGCAAGTCATCGCTCTCGAAATCCGCTTTCATCAGGTCATAACCTTTCCTGGTAAAATTCATGCTCAACTGCACCGTTCCCCCATCCCGCAAACCGGCAATAAATTCCCGGTAACCATTGGGTGAGTCAAAATTGGTAACATCAACGGTGGACCGAGTATGGCCAGGCCCTGTGATAGCGAAAATCTCTGCGATGGGCGTCCATGTGGAACCGTTCCATCTCTGAAACTTCGTTCCGATTCCAGTAATGGCATTGCTCATAACTGTTTCCTCCTTTGTAAATTAAAATTCATCACTATTCTTGCATTCCCTGCATCATCCCAATCTAACAGGGTGGGTCCGCTGATATGGTAGATGCCAGTATAAAGAACATCATCACACACAAATCCTGCCCGGCAATGTAAGACGTCCTTTACTTCATCGGCCAAAGCCATCGCTGTAGGATAGCTCTGGTTCCTTATTCTTATCTGCACTGAAGGTTTTTCATACCTCAGTCCTGTATCGTCCGAGGCCAGGGCATCAGGCATCCCTGGCGTATCAAATATGGTCACACAATTAAAAGGCTTAGATGGTTCTCTGCCTACGAATAAATTATCGGCAAATACCAAACACAACGAAGATTCCTCTTCCAATATGCTCGCAATATCAACAGAAGGTGCATTCATTGCAACTGTATTTCACCACGTATAATTTTCAATATCACGTCATGGTTCCTGTTAATTGCAGCCTCCAAAAATTTGGGGCCTGAATTGGGGCGGGACCACTTAATGTCATTATCCACCATTTCATGCACCCACAGGGCATAATTGGCATTGAACCCAAACAAGATACCTTCTTTATCTGGCATCCTGAAAGGAGAAGCAAACCAGCTGGCTCGAAGATTACCATAGTCTACAGGTATCAGCGGGGGGGTCTTATCCATATCCCTACGAATAATGATAACAGACTGTATCAATCCAACCATGGTTCGGCTTTGTATCTTCGTCACCTCCCGATTCAAATTGCGCACAACCTTACTGAGTCCGCTGATATTCTTTCCTATCATTATAATTGATTCTGAAAAGTTTTCAATATACATACATCGGATTCTAAACTGGATATTATTCCCACCTCTTAGACTTGCGGAATAACATTACCACTTGGTCGTCTGTAATCTGCCCGCGAAACTGGTGCGGGCTTGCCAAATACTCTTTAATCTCTTTAATCATAGTCTTGTGTTTTTATAGTTTCTACCATGTTGCCAAATCGCATTTTACCCATGTATTTGTATCTGTACACACATAAATAGCCGTTGCCGTTACCCGTATCTCCCCTTTCGGGATAAATTACAATGCGTTAACGGCCGTCTTCGCGGATGCCACGGCATCGGCATACCGCTGCTGCATCTCGGAGAGGGTAGCGGTGTTGAACTTAGTTTCTCCGGCTGCGAGGCTCCTCTCGACTTCGGCGATCATACCGGAGAGCTCCGAGAAATTACCGGTGAGTGCCGTCTGAAGATTACCTGCCGCGGTGAGCTTCTGTTCGAACTGCGAGGCATAGTCGAAGGCCTCTTTCTGTGAAAAAATTGATGCGTCCATTTGTCAATTATTAAAGGTTATTCATTGTACAGTTTTGAAACTTCCGAGGGAGAAAGCAGGCGGTTGTATATCCGCACATCGTCGATCTTACCGAAGAACTGACCTCCTGTCTCCCAGGATGTCCATGCCATATTTCCCAAGGCGAAGGCACCGTCGGTTGCGTTATTAATGTCAATTGTCAGGGCACCGGACACCACAAGGTTCCGATTGATGTAGATGTTCACATTCTGCCCCACCGTCCACTCTGTTGTGATGACAATATGCGTCCATGTGTTGAGCGGGATATTGGCTTTGGCCACCCCAAACATATTCGTGGTTCCAGACGAACTAAAAAATGTCATACGAAACAGATCGAGGTTGACAGAGAAGAAGAATTGAAAATTAAGGCCCGTCGAATCGTTGCGATTGTTGATAATCCAGCTGCCGTAGCCTGCTCCGTATGATGTTGGATAGACCCACAAGCTGATGCCGATGGCAAGCCCCGAACCACGGTTAAAATCAGTCCTTTTCAGTAATTTGAATGAGGACGGGAAAGAATATGCAGCGTTTGCGGCTCCCTTCCGGTCAGTAGTCAATGTTGCACCGGTTACTGTCAGATGCTGTGAGCCCACAGAATCGTTGGCGTTCCCGGACATCCTGTACCATGCCGTGAGCCCGGCAGTCGGAGGTATGCTGGCTATCCTGCCAGCTTGGGCCATCATATATCGTCTACGGTTGTTCATTCTCAGGCCCCCCAGAATAAATATATCTGCCCGGCAGATCTCACCTCACACCACAGCACATTCGTAACAGCATTGTTATAGTCCGCCACTGAGCAACCTAATATCCAGTTTGCCGTGTATCCGGTGAACAGCGTACTGGCCAGAGTTCCACCTGTGAGAAACATCCTGAAAGGCTTTCTGAGTATCAGGTTGGAAATTGTGAAAGCGGAGTCTGCCCCGCACGTTTTAGAAAAGTCTTCTCCGGCTTCCAGGTCCACATCATAGGCGGCCATGGCCACCACATTGGGAGGTGTGTTGAGGGTGCTGCCTCCCGTGTCGCCTTTCGGGCCTTTCGGAATCCCAAAGTTAAACACAGCTGCCCCGGGTGTGCCCACGTTTTCCACTGTTGCATCCTCCCCGGCATCTAGGGTAGTTACATCACCGACCGCTATGGTGGCCGCTGCTCCGTCCTTCCCCTCGGCCACGACGCCGGTATCTACATACTCCGTGTCATCCCAGATATACCAGTTGCCGTTTTCGCCAATTATCGGCTGTACGCCCGGGATACCCTGCGCATGTACCTCGGTATCTACATACTCCTGGTCATCATCATTCCAAACCCACCACGTACCTCCTTGTACGATAGGGCTGTATGCGTCCCGGCCTTTGAAGGCATCAATCAACTTTGTTTCTGTGATAACCTGCCCTTCAGTAACGGTCAGCAGTAATTCGATATTATATCCGGTATTTTTCGAGTCATCTGCATAATCACTCAGGGAGGTCAATATCTCTACATAGGTAGGGCTGGACTTAATAACTCCCCAGACGCTATCATCGAGCGTCACCGTCACTTTCTTCAATCCTCTGGTCAGTGCATACGTCTGCTCGCTGGTGAGAAAAGCCTTATAGATTATCCCCTCTTTCACAATGGTGGCGTCCTCCAAATCGCCTACCAACAAATCGTGTAGGTGAAGTTGAAGATGTTGTATTCTGGTGGTATCATACCCCCCTTGGAAAATCATCCCAAAGGTCAATGAATCCCCTTGCTGTATCTGTTTATATACCGTTGCCATTATCTTATCAGATTAACGGTCCATACCTTTCGAACGAATTCCGTGGTGCTCTTAATCATCGGAATTTTTTCAATGACAGCAATCTCAGCAGCACCGTCCACCAATCTTGGGTCTTGTATCTGGGCATCATCCAAATCCGTATCCAGGCCCAACCATAACACCCCTTCATAATCCAAGTCCTGGGTGACTAATATAGAGGCATCTACCCGAACCTCTTTGCCAAAAGCATCCTTCAGCATGGCCGTCTTATTCTCCCAACGGCACTTAATGGGCACACCGGCAGCATACGTCTTTCCCCCGTATCCATCATTCACAGGGGACGCCCAATATACGGCATCTTGAACGCAGACCTTTGATATGAACTTTGAAATACCCATCAATCAAATGATTTAACTGCATATACAACCATTTTCTGCCCTGCCAGAGTGGCCATAGCCCCAGTCGTATCCAGAGCCAACACCATCTGTCCATATGACGTGGACCTCAACCCAGTCCCAAACTCTCCAGCGTATTCGATGCTGGCACCTCCAGCCCCTTCCTTCTTGGCCTGGCGCTCCCTTGTCACTGCAATCATATGGGCAGCCATCCACCGTTCCACCTCTTTCAAAATGTCAGAGGTTCCAGTACCTAATGCTTCGTTGACAATGGCATTCGCCCCTGTGATATATGGAGCAACCTGAGTATC